CTCCTCTACAGTATTAAATATTCCAAATTTCTTCTCCATCTGGTCTCCTTTCCCCGGTTGCACCGGTGCAACTCCCGAATTTTTCTCGGTAGTTCAGTCGGTTTCGCCTTGTGACCGACTGTTTTTCTGTCATATTGTTATATTCTCACCATCTCGGTGGATTCACCGGAATGGTCTCTAGCATGAGTACTCTACTCATGCTTTCAGTTTTTCAGCACTTCTGCAAAAATGTCTTTTAATGCCCGTTTCAGCGGCAGATTAAAGCGCATCCACTCTGCATATTCGTGTTTTTCGCTTTCCGCGAGTAAAATATGCCCTCCGTCCTCAACCTCCTGCAGGAGCATTTCCCACAAGACTGCGTTTTTTACCGGATTGCCCTTGGCGCTCTTCCAGCCATCGTGCTGCCACTTCTCCGGCCAGTGCTGTGTGATGGCTGCTGCCACATTGCTGCACTCTGTATGGATCACTACGGTGCAGGCATAATGTAGACGCTGCAGAGCATCCCGGATGGCACGCAGGACTGACTCGCTCTCCGTGGTATTGTCATACTCTACAATCTGCGGAGCTGCTTCATAGTCACTGCCGTTCTTTCGCTTTGTCCTCATGATGTACATTACCCGTCCGGAGCCCTTCGCAGATCCCCGGAGAGTCGTGCCTATAAAGATATCCACTACTTTCAATTCATTTTCCAAAATCAACACCTCCTTACCCTGTTCGGCGGTTTCTTCCGCTCCTGTGTTTTTAACCTGATCAGTGTGTAACTCCGGTACAAAAATCCTGTGACCGGATTGATTCCCTCATGGATCCGGGCTATGTAATATCCCTTGGGTGGTTTGACTTCGGGCTTCCATCGGACCAGCTTGTCCGTCCGGGGCTCCGGGAGTGGCATATTGCGGCTGGTATTGTAGGAGGACTCCGCAATTCTGGGCTTGGCCGGTGTGCCGTCTGCCTTGGTCTCAGCTGTGTGCTCATCCTTGGTCAGGTAATTCGCCAGCTGTTCCATGTCATCCCCGTTAAATTTGCTGTTCCGGAGCTCCGCCACGTAGGTGCCACCCTTTGTCCATACCTTGGTTACGATAGCCGCTGCATCTCCCTCCGGTGTCTGCTTGATCACAAGATGGATATGCCAGGCTCCCTTGGTGCCGCGTTCGATGTTGCGGATCCAGTAGAGTGGCGCTCCCCTTGCCCGGTAGTTCTTCCGGACCTTTGCCATCGCCGCCTGAAAGTCCTTCAGCGCTCCTGCCATATCCGGAGGGCGATTCTCCGTCGCATAGGTCCATGTAATAAACAGGTCGCCCTGGTCAAAGTACTGTATCAGTCTCCACCGGCACAGCCTCGCCTTATTCCTCCTGTTGATCATCCTCACTTGTTCCTTGGTTGGCTTCTCCTTCTTCTGTCTGCTTTTTCCAGGGGATCCATAGGTGCCGTCATGGTACTCTTCCACATCCAGTACATCCCCATGCCTTAGCCTTATTTTCTTTCTCTTAACCATGTCTCTGTATCCTAACTTTAATATCTTTATCAAGTGCGCAGGAGCTATCGAAAGCCCCATTTTTCTTGACTTTTTTAGTCCACAGAGTTACAATAATATTGTCTATATACGTAGCTCTGTGAGCTGGCCGGCATCGCCAAATGCCGGCTTTTTTATTGCGCGAAATATGCCGGGTTCTGATCGGTCGGCATGTAATAACCGTCTGCCGCCGGTCTGGCACCGTAGTAGCCTGCCTCGCCCGGGATCCGGTAGACCATGCACTCAAAGCCCAGGTTGTTCTTGATCAGGCATTCCCGCATAACCTTTGCTATGGAGCGGTCATCAAAGGCACCCTGCTCCTTTTCGTCTCTTTCCTCATTGTAACGTCCGAATAACTGTTCCCGGATCTCCTGCGGTGCTTCCAGAAATACCGTGACCGCGCTTGCCTTGTCATACAGATACTTCGCTTGAAACCAGTCCTTCCGGATTACCGCTTTCGTAAATTCGTCTCCCATCTTCAACAGCTTGTCCATGTAGTACTGTTCTGTTTTCACCTGCTCTGCCTCCTCTCAGTTCTTCCAGTTTCTGCTCCATTTCCCGGATTCTTTTCTGCTTTTTCTGCAATTTTTCCAGCTGATCCTCGCAAAAAAGGCAAAAAATAAAAAGCATAGCCGCCAAGCCCATGACTATGGCGATCTGCTCTCCTACCTCTGTTGATCCCAATACCGGCTCCAGGAGCAATGCCCCGAGGAGCGATATCACAATATCTTTATACATGCCTTTGCCTCCTTATCCCCTACCATGACCTGCAAATGTGTTACTTCTAATATGGATACCAGTGCCTCCACTGTAATGGCCTGCTTGCCCTGTTCCCAACGGCTGACAGAATCAATGGAATATCCGATCTGCTCAGCCAGCTGTGTCTGATTCAGGCTGCAAGATTCTCTTGCATGGCGCAGGAATTCGCCCAGTTTTTTCCTATTTATGTGCCTGCCTCCATTATCTGACATCTCATGTTGTTGATTTCACATATTTTGTGTTCGTACATATCTCGCAAATTTTCAATAAAATACAGTAGTGTTTCTTCCTGTTCATCATTTACCGTGATAAACTGCAGGCCTTCAAATTCGTAGTATTTTGCCTTCGGGATCATTTCCTTTACACACTCATATACCTGTTCTGCAAGCTTCCGGTTGCATGCAGACCAGTATGTGCTCCCGTTTTGCTGTCTCATGACATCTGCAACAAAATGCTCTATATCTTCGTACATGCTCATATCTATCCTTTCCGATCACGCTCTCTGCGTGGTGCCCGGCGCTGATCTAACCGGGCCCACCGGAAGGAGGTCGGCATGCCGTCATAGCAGTGACATGCCGTCAATGGGTATGTGGTGCTAAATACACCACGCACAGAACGTGATCTAATGCTTGTCCATGCCCTCTACGTGGTGCCCAGGTGGGGATCCTGGACACACACGCTAATTGTGTAAAAGGGGAGTGTGGTGTTGGGAATACACCACGTACAGGGCACGGATACCTGTGGTTACGCTGATTCTTCTTTTTTCTTGACTGCATATCCCAGGGTCTTCAGACTCTGTTCATTCAGCCGTAAGGCAATCTCTGCCTTTTTCATGGGATCCATGTCATCCAATGACAATACCTGATCCCCGATGTGGATTAAATTTACAATCCGCATATGTACCTCCTGACTGCTTTTCTACAGCTTATGGTGCTATGGTTGTCTAAGTTGCATTCTCCAACTCAAAGATTGCCCACCGCAGCGCTGCCTTGGTGTTCTCATCAATGTCGTTACGCTCTAAGAGAGCATATAATCTGTCGATTTTCTCCATTCCCGTCATCTCCTTCCTACTGCACTTCGATTCTCCGAAATGATTCTTTCGATAAATCGAAATGCCTACCATATTGAATCCACTTTCTCCTTTTCCTATACTGTACTTACAGGCTGTTGCAGCAGCCGAGTAAAATGGAAAGGAGATTTTAACATGCATTTGAATGAGACTTCCAAGTACACACTTGCCAAAAGCTTTACTGAATTAGCTATTCAAAACGGGTTAATCAACCAGTATGCAGATTCTGCTGATACTGCAAAGGAAGTAACCACTTTTTTCAGAACAATCATTGACACTATTGATAAAGATGATAGTGACAATCAGTGAAGCGACGAAGCTCTTGCGGACACCAGCTCTGCGAGAGCCTTTGTCTTTTCGGTAATCTCATTCTCCAT